AGCTTGGGAGTTAGTTAATAAAACTGATCAATCTACCGAAGATGGTATTTTATTTGCTGATGCAAGATGGAGCACCTCTGGTACGTTAAGCGACCCTGCAACACTTACTGCGTTGTTAGGCGGACTTAATTTACCATTAGAAGAAAGAAACGCAGCTAATTTCTTAGACTTTGATGCACCAAATCCTGCATTATATCCAAAAGGTATGTTGTTATGGAATTTACGTAGAAGTGGATTTAATGTTAAAAGATTCCACACAAACTATGTTAACAAATTAACACGTAATACTAGATATAACAACGAAACTATGTCACTGTATTATACAGATCGTTGGGTTTCTGAAGCAGCTAACAATGAAGATGGATCAGGCGCATTTGGTCGTGTTGCACAACGTAAAGTTGTAGTTCAATCATTACAAGCGTTAGTTAATGCAAACCAACAAGTTCGTGAAGAAGAAAGAGTTCTTAATTTACTTGCAGCACCTGGATATCCAGAGTTAGTTGGCGAATTAAAAATCTTAAATTATGATCGTGGTATTACTGCGTTTGTAATTGCTGATACACCTGCTCGTTTACCGTCTGATGCTACTTCTTTAAGTAACTGGGGTAACAACACAAGTGTTGCAGTTGAAGATAATGATCAAGGTTTAGTATCAGCTGATCCGTACATGGCGTTCTTTTACCCATGGGGTTATTCAAGTGACAATATTGGAAACAACATTGTTGTCCCTCCAAGTTTTATGATGTTACGTACTATTGCATTAAGTGACAATATTAGTTATCCGTGGTTTGCTCCAGCTGGAACATCTAGAGGCGTTATTAACAATGCAACATCGGTTGGATATGTAGACGGCGAGGGTGAATTCCAAGCAGTTGCGTTAAACGGCGGACAACGTGATACATTAGCTAGTATTAAAGTTAACGCGCTTACATCTATTGCAGGTGCCGGAGTAGTTAATATGGGTCAATACACTCGTTCTTCAACAGCAAGTGCATTAGACCGCATTAATGTTGCACGTTTAGTAGTGCATTTGCGTAGAAAATTTGCATTATTAGCTAGACCTTATTTATTTGAACCAAATGATGATGCTACTCGTAAACAAATTAAAAATGCTGCAGAATCTATGTTAATTGAATTAATGGGCCAACGTGCAATTTACGATTACATTGTAGTGTGTGATAGTTCTAACAATACACCGGATAGAATTGATCGTAGCGAACTATGGCTTGATGTTGCAATCGAACCAACAAAAGCAGTAGAATTTATTTACATTCCATTGCGTTTGAAAAATACTGGCGAAATTAAAGGTCTAGGATAAGGAGAGAGAAATATGTCAATTGCATCATTATCAAACTTTTCAGTCCCTATAAACGGGGGTGATAACACAGGCATGTTAATGCCTAAATTAAAATATCGATTTAAAGTAACATTTGATGGCTTAGGTGTGTCAGCTGATACAACTGAGTTAACAAAACAAATAGTCGAGGCAGCTAGACCAACTGCTACGTTTCCTGATCAAAAAATTGATGTATACAACAGTATCATCCATTATGCAGGTAAACCAAACTGGGGAACAATTGCTATTAAATTACGTGACGATTCAACTGGCGTAGTTAACAAGATTGTTGGCGAACAAAACCAAAAACAATTTGACTTTTTTGAACAAAGTTCAGCTGCAGCTGCAGGTGATTACAAATTCAAAATGACAATTCAAATGCTAGATGGTGGTAACGCTGGTAACTTCTCAGAAGCAAACGTATTAGAAACATGGGAATGTTACGGTTGTTATATTACTGTAACTACATTTGGTGCGTTAGCGTATGCTGACCAAGGTACAGGTATGACAATTGATTTAACAATTCAACCTGATAACTGTGTTCAAATTGTTGGCGGCGGCATTGGCGCAACTGATACTGCTAGAAACCCTGGCACAAGTGCTGTGGGCGGAACCGGTACCGGCGGCTAATTTGCTGTTACATAAAGAGCCCGTTTTACACGGGCTTTTTTATGACTAAAATATAAACTATGCACTTTATGAAATAGATAAATATATGTATGGCATACGCAGATAATAACCTTTTAAAAACAGACCCATTCCAGCAAATAAGATGTCAGCAACACGCTGCTCGGACTTTTGTTGACGACAGTTTTAGATTACTTCCAAAAAACAAGTTCTTATTCCATGTTGCATTTAATATCAACTGGCCGGCATTTAAGGGTAAAAATATTAATTTTAGTTTATTAGAAACTCTTAAAGATGAGATTAACTTATTAGTTAAGTCAGTTGATTTACCTGCATATACGGTTACACACGAAACATTAAATCAATACAATAGAAAGAAAGTAGTTCAGTGTCAGCACAAGTATGGAGAATCATCAATTTCATTTCATGATGATAACATGGGATTAATAAATCAGTTGTGGCAAGCATACTACAAATATCATTATGCCGACCCGACTGTTGCAACTGCAAAAGGTGCGTATAATAAAACTGCAACTAAACCGTCGTCGTATATTAAAAACCCATACGGATACAATGGCCGTGTTGCACCGTTCTTCAATTACATTACAATTTATCAAATGGCTAGACATGAATATGTTAGTTATACATTAGTTAACCCAATTATTACATCATGGTCTGGCGGAAAGGTTGCATATTCAGAAACTTCTTCATCGCACGGCTTTGAAATGAAACTTGCGTATGAAGCAGTTTCATACGACACTGGGTATGTAGATTCTGGAAGAATGGAAGGGTTTGGATCGTCACATTACGATTGGACTCCGTCACCATTAACCACTGATCAATCAGTTAATATCAATACATCAACATCACCGTCATTTGCTAGAACAAGCGGGTTTGGCTCATCTGACACTACGTCAGCAACTAACGCTAATAATACTACAGCTGCTCAAAAATCTGCAGCTGCTAGCAAAAGTGCTGCATTTAATAACGCAGCATCTGGGCTTACAACCGGTAGCTTACAAGGCGTGTCTCTTCCGCAATCGTCAACTTTATCTAGAACTCAAGCAGCACAAGTTAATTTGTTAAATACGATAGTACCAAGAACAACAACTAACACTATTGCTCCAGAATATACAGCAGGACAATAACAATGATTACTAATTTACCAACCTCAGCACAAGCAGCTAGCGAAGCTGAAATTAAACAATTTTTTAATAAATTTTATACCACTGAGGTATGCTTTCCTGCTGCTGAAATTGACGCAGTAATTGGATTTTTTCAACGTCGTGAATTTGATACTACAAGTGCTAGGACTATTGCAATTGTATTATTAAATCAAGCTAGGTCCGATGATGTAAATGTGTTTACGTTATTAGAAACTCTTAAATCTATACCAACTATGCAACTGTCATCAGTTGTTGCTCAAATTTTAAATTCATATCGAGAAAAAACAAGTTTAGTTGGTTATCGCACTAGCATTAGTGATAACTCATACGAAACGAGAAATATTTTAGTATGAGTAGTCGTAAATTTGCTAAAGGTAAATACACACCTAAAAACCCGGGAAAGTATGTAGGAACAAAAATTCCGTATTATAGAAGTTCGTGGGAAATGAGTTTTATGAATATGTGTGATACAAATCCTGCTATACAAAAGTGGGCTAGCGAAGCAATAACTATACCATATAGAGATCCATTAACTAATCGTAATACAATTTATCTTCCAGATTTTTTTATACAATACATAGATAAAAATCATATTATCCACAACGAAGTAATTGAAATAAAACCCGCAAGTCAACACATATTAGAACGTGTTGGTAAAAACAAATACAACCAAGCACAGTATATTAAAAATCAAGCTAAATGGGCAGCAGCAATGTCCTACTGTAAACAGAATGGGTTAGTATTTAGAGTCATAAATGAAAATGATATTTTTCATAACGGTTCTAAATAACTTAAATAGTTATACTATATGAGGATAATTCATGACCCGCAAATTGGAAGAGCTCCTAAACTTACCAGAAAGTAAAACAATTATAAAAGACGATACACCTGCCCCACCACCTGCTACTGTTCCTCTATTTAGAAATATGGATGAATTTGACAAAATATCTGCGGCATTACCTCAAGTAAAAGGCCTAGGCGATATTAGTGATTCTGAGTTTGATGCGCTAGCACAGCGTGCAACTGATGCATATGACGACTTAATGGATTTAGGAATGAATGTTGAAGCACGGTATAGCGGCCGCGTATTTGAAGTAGCAGCAAGTATGCTTAAAAATGCAATTGATGCAAAATCTGCTAAAATAGATAAAAAACTTAAAATGATTGATCTTCAACTTAAAAAACAAAAGTTAGACAGTGATACACATCCTGAAGATACTGGCGTTAACATTCAAGGTGACGGCTATATTGTTACAGATAGGAATAGTCTTATCGAAAAATTAAAGAATATGAAATAAATATAGTATCAAGGATATATTATGAAATCATTTACACAACATTTACTAGAATCAAAACAAGTTTATGAATTTAAAATTAAAATTGCAGGAGAACCTGCAGATGAACAAATTAATAAACTTAAATGTGCATTAGAAAAATTCACAGTTGAATCTTTTTCAGAAGGCACCCGCACACCTATTCAAGAGTCTCACGTTGATTTTCCAGATCACGAAAACATTAACGTATCAACTTATAATGTTACATTAACTTATCCTGCAACTAGTTTTCAAATAAGATACCTAGCTGCAGAAGCAATGAATGTATCGCAAAGTTGTGTAAGGGTGCGAAATCTTAGAGAAGACGCCGAAACTGATATCAACCATGCGCATGATATAAAAACAGGTGAATCATTATTAGGTAAAGATTATAACAAAGAAAATAATCAAAATTTAGTAGGTGAAACCCATAAGCTAGCATTATTAAAAGAATTAAGCAAAGTTAAACATCAAGGTGAGCAATACAAAGGTGTTAACGATAAATTGTTAGCAAAAAAAGCACCTGTTGAAAAAACAACAGCTGCAAAAGTTGATAAAACACTTGGAATAATTAGCCCAATTGGATCTAGACAAGTTACGTTGCCAACTTCTAAAACAGGAAACTACTAATGGATTTTAAAGAATTAATGCAAAAAATGCAACAAATTGATGAAGGGTTAACTATAGACCCTGCAATGGAAGAATGTGATGGAATGCCTGCAGCTATTATTCAAGGTGGACATCCACCTGAAGAATCATTAAACATGAACCTTACTATTAATAGTAAAGGTGCAGACGGCATTCGTGAATTAATAGATGTATTAAAAGGTATTGGCAGCAACAATGATCCAACTGATGACCAACATGACGATAGTGAAATTGTCATTGGCGATAATTATGAGAATTCAGTTGACGATGATGCCGGTCCACATACATACGGAACTGATGCAGTTATCTTTAAAGGTAACGACATGCACAACAAAGGTAGAAAATCACTTAAGGTAAATGGTGGAGAAAATCCACAATTTCACGAATCAATAATTTCTAATCTTTCTGCGTTATACGAAGAAATTAAAGGTCGTACTGCATTATCTGAAATGTCTCCTGAAGAAAAACAAGCTGCTCAAGATGCGTTCTTTGCTAAAGGCGGCACTGTGAAACACGGAAAAAGTAAAAGAACTAAAAAAGATCGAATGATAGGTCGCCTTCCTGGAGAACACGAAAGTGGGGTTCTTCATTCTGTTGATGCAAAAGTTCCACCTAGACGTGCATCTAGACACGACCATGTTAATGTTGCTAGTAAAAAAGGAGAGATTACACCGGATTGGGAAGACAGATTAAATAGATTAGCAGCAGTTGGTGATGAAGATCGAGCACGCAAGGCAGCTGAACGTGATGCAAAAGATCGTGAAGATAAAGACAATGAAATGAAATCATTTAAAAAGTTACAACGCCTTAACAGATCATTAGTTAAAGACTTATAAGTTAACTTAATCATAACTCATAAAGCGGACATATTGTCCGCTTTTTTTTGTAAATACATAATACAAAAAAGGATTATATATGGGTAAATCGCTAGACGGTGTCCTTACAAAAAAAGCACACAAGACTGAAAAATTTGATGAGCAACAAATTAATGACATGCTGTTGTGTTCTGATACAGCTAACGGATTTTTACATTTTTCAAGAAAATTCTTTCATATCCAGCACTCAGTAAGAGGTAAACTATTATTTCAGCCATTTGATTATCAAGTTAACTTATTAAATTGCTATCACGATCATCGTTTTAATATCAATATGTTACCTCGTCAAAGTGGTAAAACAACCTGTGCATCTGCGTACTTGTTATGGTTTGCAATGTTTCATCCAGATCAAACTATTCTAATTGCAGCGCACAAATATACTGGTGCTCAAGAGATTATGCAACGTATACGATACGGATACGAACTATGTCCGGACTTCTTACGTGCAGGGGTAGTAAGTTATAATAAAGGGTCTATGGAGTTTGATAACGGTTCTCGTATTGTAAGTCAAACTACTACTGGTACTACAGGACGAGGTATGTCTATTTCGTTATTGTATTGCGATGAGTTTGCGTTCTTACAACCTAACATTGCTGAAGAATTTTGGACTTCTATATCACCCACACTAGCAACTGGTGGACGTTGTATTATTACATCTACACCAAATAGTGACGAAGATCAATTTGCTACTATATGGAAAGAAAGTCAACAGTTTTTTGACGAGTTTGGCAATGAGAAAGCAGACAAAGTTGGCATTAACGGTTTTTCTGGATTTAGATCAGATTGGTGGGATCATCCAGATCGTGACGATGCATGGAAACAAGAAGAGCTTGGTCGTATAGGTGAGGAAAAGTTTAGACGTGAATACGGTTGTATTGTGCATGATTCAGTTGTAACTGTTAAATGGCCATCTGGAAAAATTGAAAAACTAACAATGGGCGATATTATGCGATTATTAAGTTCATAGTATATGACGAAATGATAAATACTAGCATGTATTATGTATATATTTATAAAACCCCAATTAACATCACAGTAAGTTATATGAGTATTTTAGCAAATCAACCTTTTTATATTGGGAAGGGCCACGGTAGGCGATATAAAGATCATTTATCAGAAACTGCAGAAACTACGTGTAATCATTTAAAAGTTGCGGTAATTTCTAGATTAGTCGCGCAAAATCTAACTCCAGTTATAGAAATGTATCAAACTGAGTTAACAGATGCTGCAGCAAAGGCTCTTGAAATTGATCTGATTAACCAGTACGGCCGATTAATTGATCATGCCGGCCCGTTAACAAATAAAACACTAGGCGGAGATGGGTGTACTGGATTTAAACATACTGAAGAAACCAAACAATTAATGAGTATTCAAAGAAAAGGAACCATTCCGTATAATAAAGGTATCGCTCGTCCAGGAATTGGTGGACGTACATTAGGTACTAAATGGTCTGAATCTGAAAGAGAAACTCAACTGTTAGTTAGAAGCCAACCAGGTTATTATGAGTTTAACAAATGTCCTATAAGAGCAAAAAAAATAAGTGACTCCAAAAAAGGAAAACCTGGATCAGCAAAAGACAAACAATGGTTTAATAATGGAGTTATTGAGACCTATAAAGATATATGCCCTGACGGATTTGTTAAGGGAAGACTTCCTAGATTACAAATATCAAAGAGAGGCATGTGTTGGTATAATAATGGAGTAATTAACAAACAATTTAAAGAAGGAACAGAACTTGATGGATTTACACGCGGAAGAATTAATAAAAAATAAGTTAGGATTAACGGTGCTAACTGACACCGGCTGGAGCAAGTTTGACGGAATCTTAGTTAAAGGTGTTAAAAAGATACTTCATGTAACTACACAACGTCATTCACTTAAAAGCACTCCTGATCATAAATATTTTCTTAATGGGTTTAAACCAATAGAAGGTAGATTATTATTGCCTAAACAAAAAATTTTAGTTAATGGCAAACTTGATAATGTCGTGTCTGTTAAGTGGCTGTTAGATGAAGAACCGGTATACGATCTGTTTAATGTTGAAAAGAATCACAGGTATTATGCAAATAACGTTCTAATCAAAAATTGCGAATTTCTTGTATACGACGAAACACTTATAAACAGTTTGAAGTTAGTTGAGCTGTATGGTAAAGAACCACTAATGAAAATGGGGCAAGTGCGATGGTATAAAGCACCTACTGCAGGTAATTTATATTTAATTGCACTAGATCCTAGTTTAGGAACAGGTGGGGACTATTCGGCAATATCAGTATTTGAATTACCATCAATGGTGCAAGTTGCAGAATGGCATCATAACATTACTCCTATACAAGGACAGGTAAAGTTATTTAGAGATATATTATTATATATACAAGATGAAATTGGATCAGATCAGTATAATTCAATATATTGGTCAGTAGAAAATAATACAGTAGGTGAGAGCGCATTAGTAGTAATTGACAATTTAGGAGAAGAAACATTTCCGGGATTATTTGTAAGTGAACCGGGCAGAAAGGGGCATGTTCGTAAGTTTCGCAAAGGATTTAACACAACTTTTAATAATAAAATAGCTGCATGTTCAAAATTAAAATATTTTGTTGAAGAAGATAAAATGGTTATTAATAGTAAACCATTAATAACTGAATTAAAATCTTTTATTGCACATGGCATTAGTTTTAAAGGTAAACCGGGCCAGCATGATGATTTAGTAGCAGCATTATTACTAATAGTAAGAATGATTGATATACTAGCAGAATGGGATCCGTTAGTGTTTGAAAAAATGCGGATTGAAGATCGAATTGAGGACTGGGAAGCACCTCTACCAATATTTGTTTCCTCTAATATGTGATAAATATAAACATGGACAATAATTTAGATAAAATCGCTTTAGACCTTTATGGTAAAATAGAAACACGTTTCTCAGATATTAAAATGGGTGACGAAAACGCAGAAGTATTAAGTAAAAAAGTTGACATCCCAAGAGCTCGATTTTTTGAGTTTGAATATACAGAAGACGGCGAACCACTTGGAACTATTACTATTACTTTAGATAAAGATGACGGAGTTGTGTTGCAAGTTAGTGGAGATTTAGTAGATGATGATTCAAATACTACAAACCGCAGCGCATACAAATTTATAAGATCATTTAGAAAATTTGCTAAAAATCGCTTATTAAATTTTGATGTTCAAAACATTGGAAAGAGTAATTTAGACAAACGAGACTATCAGTTTCAAGCAAAACCCAAGGAACAAACAATGATGGAAAGTAAAATGTTTGGTACTTCTAGAATAAGTTACCAAGACTTAGGTGAGGCTCGTTTAATAGTTAAACATACTCAACCTATTAATCCGGAGTTAGCCGCAGGACGCACTATGCATATTGAGTGTATATACATTGAAAATGCAGAAGGCGAAAGATTTAAATACCCTTATAAACATTTACCCGGCGCTCGTGCATTAGCAGAACATATTAAACACGGTGGAATTCCGTACGATGACATTGGTAAACACATTACTAAACTTAGTGAAGAATTAGCAAGTTTGCGTAAATTTAAAGGCTACGTTAGTCGTCAGTCACAGATATCAGAAGCAATGGGAGATGTTACATCTCGTGTAATTGAACGCATTGAATCAGTTAAAAAAGAAATCATTAGCTTACAACGTCCTGCATATTATCAACAATTTGCAGAATCATTTACTGCAAAAGAAGATCGTGCAATTCCAGAAACTATAATGAATGACTGGATTGATCGATTGACAGTGCGCACATTTAATGAAGAAATGAAAACAGTATTTCCGTTCTTGTATAATATTATAGACGAAAGCGAATTACCAGTGTGTGAATTATCGTCAGATTACTTCTTAGATGAAAAAGCACCTAAAGGTTGGGAAGGTACTGTTAAAGCAATGAAGAAACACAAGGAAATAGATAATCCTTGGGCATTAGCACACTCAATGAAAAACAAAGGGTATAAAAGCCATAAGACAGAAACCTTTGATCCGGAGATTGCCTTTGAATCGTTTATTAATCGCATTATGCTTGAAGATAAAGATGAATTGTTTAGTCCAAATAAAGATGCACAAAAAGTTGCTATTGACAAATTAAATAAAATTTTAGAAAAAGAATTACGTGGCGGACCAGATGGTATTAATGCTATTGATAGCTTATCTGGGTTAATTGACGATACTGAATTTTTAGATTCATTAAAAGATATTGATCCTGATTTAGATGTACGTCCGTTAATTCAACAATACGTAACACAAGTTGATCCGAGTATTGCCATCCAATTAAAATTTGGCGACGGCGAAGTAGGCGGACAAGATTTAGCACCTGCAGCTGATGGTGCAACTGCACCTAGCAGCGCACCTGCACCAGGCGGCGAAGCTCCTCCAGACTTAGGTGGCGGAATGGGCGGCGGAATGGGCGGCGGAATGGGCGGCGGAATGCCTCCAGACTTAGGTGGTATGCCTCCGGAAGGTGAAGTTCCTCCAGAAGGTGAAGTTCCTCCAGAAGGCGCCCCTGCTCCGGAAGGTGAAGTTCCTCCAGCGCCAGGTACAGAACCTCCTGCACCTCCAGTAGCAGAAGGTATTAATCATAAAAAATCCAAAATTAAAGCTAAGTTTATTAAAGCAAAGGCTGCTGGCGCTACATTAGAAACAATGTTTGCAGAAGGTATGACTATTCGCGATGCACTTAGAGAAAGTGGATTAACTCCGTGCGAAGCCGGTTTTGGCGAATGTGAAATGGAGGACGACGATGGTAGTGCACCAGACGAAGAAAATATTTCCGGTAAAGAACAGATTTTAAATTCAATTGAAGGATTTTGGAATAAAGAAGAACGTAACTTTACTATTGGCGGACAACAGGTTAAGAATAAGATTATTAAACGATTCAAAGACGGAGAATATAGTAATGCGTCAGAAGAAGATGTTAAGGAAATTTTACAAAAAGTTGATCAGCTAGATCCAAGCGAAGATGCTAGAGAACAAAATGATGTTTTACGATTAGCAGGAGTAAGTCATCAAAATTTAGATACTGATCAAATAGACATGGAAGGATTTGGTGGTAGACGTTTTGATAGTATTGACAAACAAAAAATGCGTAAAACAATGAGGAATAATCATGAAACAAATTTTAAAAATCGATTCAATAAATTCCGTTAAATCTTTAAGAGAGATGATGGATGGCGTTGATGCACCTCCACATCCTGCAGGTCAACCTGCTTCAGCTAACGTTAAATTTGACCCTGCTGTTCAAAAACAACAATATGAATTGAGAGCAAAAGGCTATCCAGTTAAAACTAACGGTATTTTAGATGATGAAACTACTCAAGCACTTGATTGGGAACGTCAAAGTGCTGAAAGAGATGATCGTATTACTGGATATGACGAATTGAAAGCAGACATGGATCAATCTATTGCTCTGCCAGAACCTTTTGATAATCCGCAAGGTGATTTTGATCGTATGCCAGAATTAAATGAATCAACCGAACCAACCGAACTACATAGAATATTGCAAATTGCGCAATGGAGATAAAATGAAAAAAATTACAGAAAACGCACTGTTATACAGAGTTAACCAATTAAGAGAAAAGATGGCATTTTATGAAGCTGTAGGTGATGGTAGCCAAACTCCAGTCGGCGGGTTACCTAGTCAAACACCTAATAGACAAACACCGGGAAATCCTGGATACAACGTTAAACCTGCACCAGCAGAAAAAGCACCTGCAGCACCGGCAGGATCAGATGCAGTTACACCGCAGTTTCAATCACAAGCACCTGTAGCACAAGGGCAAACTACGCCGTCTAACTTATCTACCCAAGTAGCAGCTGCAGTACCTAATACATCACCGGCGCATCAGCAAGTGCAACAGCAACAACAACAAGCTGATCAAACTGCAAGAGATTCTAAACAACCTGAAGGACATTTTTACGACCCTGCAGTAAACTTTGCAAAACGTGTAGGTGACAATCTTAGTTATGCTGTAGATCACGCAAGTGAACTTGGCCAAGGCGTAGGTCAAACTGCAGCAAACATGGCAAAAACTGTCGGTAATGCAGCCGGAGTTGCAGGCAATTTTATCGGCGGAGCAGTTAAAGGTGCTATGGGCGGCGGTGATACACAAGGTCAACAAAAAGTCGGAGCTAACCAAGGTACACAAACTGGCGGAAAATGGCCAACTACTGATCCAGAAATTAGAGCATTCCAGAAAGCAAATGGGTTAAAAGCTGATGGTATGATCGGTGCTAACACTATGGCTGCATTACAAAAGCAAGGTGTTCAACCACCTGCAGGATTTAAACCAGTTGCTAATAGACAACATACTGCACAACAAGGAACAGCAGCTAAACCAGTAGCAGGTGCAGCACCAGTTGCTGGACAAGTAATGCCAAATGGGTCTGTTTCATCTGGTGACGCTGATCGTGATGAAAGACTCGCACAAGCTAACCAAGTTATGAATATGACCTCTGATCAACGCCATGCCTTTGATATGGCTGCTGGACAAAAAGATTATGCAGCAACACATCCGGCCGCATCTGCAGCAAACAAAGCGCCAGTTGGTGGTCAAATGCAAAGCACAGGTGATCCAGTAAAAGATAGCGAATTATCAAAACAAGGTAATACTATTGTTTATAAAGAAGATCAAGATTTAGCTAGAATTGTTCAATTAGTTAACTGGTAAAATAATTTGAAAAAGTGAAAGATTTCACTTGCTCATATAAATAATAGAGTATATAATAAGCACATACTTTAATAGTAATGCATTATATATTAACGTATAAAACATTAAAAAACACAATAGGCTTATAACACACAGATTTATTTCTGTGTGTTAACTCAAAACACAATAGGAAATTACAATGGCAACACTAGCAGAAATCAGAGCAAAATTAAAAGCGGCAGAAACACGTAGCACAGATAGCAACACAGGTGGTGATAAATCAATTTATCCTTTCTGGACTATTAAAAATGGCGGTGAAGCAGTTTTTAGATTCTTACCAGACGGCAACCCAAACAATACTTTTTTCTGGGCTGAACGTTCTGTAATCAAATTACCTTTTGCAGGTATCAAAGGTCGCACAGATAGCAAACCAGTAGTAGTAAATGTTCCATGCGTTGAAATGTACAACGACGGTGCAGTATGTCCAATTCTTTCAGAAGTGCGTCCTTGGTTTAAAGATCCTTCATTAGAAGAAATGGGCCGTAAATACTGGAAAAAGAAGTCATATATCTTCCACGGCTTTGTTCCTGAAGATGGCTTAGACGAAAAAGAAAAACCAGAAAATCCAATTCGCAGATTTGTTATTGGACCACAAATTTATAAATTAATCCATGCAGCATTGCTTGATGATGAATTTACAGAATTACCTACAGACTATGTAAACGGTTTTGATTTCCGTTTAAAAGTTGGTTCTAAAGGTGGTTATGCAGATTACTCTACTTCTACTTGGAGCAGACGTACACGTCCGCTTGGTGAAGAAGAACGTGCAGCAATTGATAAATTCGGGTTACCTGACTTATCAGAATACTTACCTAAAAAACCAAACGAAGTTGAACTTAAAGTTATGATGGAAATGTTTGAAGCATCAGTAAATGGTGAAGCATATGACGTTGAACGTTGGGGCAAATACTTTAGACCATATGGTATTTCAGCAGACGAATCTACATCATCTGCAACTGCTACAGTAGCTCCGGTTATTGCACCAGTAGCACCTGTAGTACATACACCCGAAGAAGCTATGCCTTGGGATGAACCTGCTACTACCTATACTCCACAGCCTGCAGTAGCTGAATCAGCACCTGCAAGTGATTCAAGAGCAGCTGATATCTTAGCAAAAATTAGAAATCGCGGCGCTTAACACAACAGTGATTAACGTAGCAAGGGGTCTTGCTACGTTACATTATTAGGAGTATAACCATGGCAACAAAACCCTTTGATTTAACAAAATTTCGAAAAACTCTAACAAAAAGTATTGACGGCTTAGGCGTAGGCTTTAATGATCCTACTGATTGGGTCGGTACAGGCAATTATGCACTTAACTACCTTATTAGTTCAGACTTCCACAAAGGCATTCCACTAGGTAAAGTAACTGTGTTTGCAGGCGAGTCAGGTGCAGGCAAAAGTTATATTTGTTCAGGTAACATTGTTAAAAATGCACAAGAACAAGGAATATACGTAGTACTAATTGATTCAGAAAACGCACTTGACGAATCATGGCTACACGCATTAGGTGTAGATACTACTGAAGAAAAACTTCTTAAACTTAATATGGCTATGATTGATGATGTAGCTAAAACTATTAGTGAGTTTATGAAAGAATATAAAGCAATGGAAGACAAACCAAAAGTATTGTTTGTAGTAGATTCGTTAGGTATGTTACTAACTCCT